CAAAACTCGGAATAGTGATGGAACATTCAAGCATACGTTGATTGAAGTCAAACCTGAGAAGCAATGTAAACCTCCTGTCATGGGAAAGACTAAAAAGAGCAAGTATAGATACTTAAGAGAATTGAAGACTTGGAAAGTAAACGAAGCAAAATGGAAAGAGGCAGAAGAATTCTGCCTCGACCGTAAGTGGGAATTTAAAATAATAACAGAGAAACATTTAATAAAGTAATATATGCCATCACAAAGAACAAAATCACAAAAGATATCTAAAGCAAGAGCGAGCAAGAACTCTGCAGCCTGGTTTAAGTCTTTAGTGGGCAAATCTGGCAAGAATTTTGGCAGAGCAAAACTTGCTCCAGGAAAGATGTTCACTTTTGGTTATGACGCAAAACATAAGAAAACATTACCATATTGGGACAGATTCCCTTTGATTGTGGTCCTTGATGTAGCACCACAAGGGTTTATTGGATTAAATTTCCATTACCTTTCCCCAAAAGATAGGGAAGTGTTCCTTAGTAAATTAATGAAAACTACAGATAAACAAAAGAATAAATTTAATGTAACGTGGAATAGTGTCAAAAAAATACCTAACGCAGAGAAGATGATACATAAATACTTATACAGTCAAGTAAAAACGTCAATGCTAGAAGCACCATCAGAAGAATGGCATAATGTAATTTACTTACCTTATCAAAAATTTGTTGGTGCATCTGCATCATCTGTTTGGAGTAATTAAAAATGAAAACGTCTAACTTCACAAATTTATTTAAGTCTGGAGACTTCGCTAGAAATAATTTATATGATATAAGGTTTGGATTCATCAAAAACCAAAACGACTTCTACACAAAAGCTGGAAGGGACTATGATCCAGGAGACTTGCATTTCATGGCAAGAAATGCTACATTCCCTGGAAAATCTTTGGGAACTATTGACACTAAACGTTTTGGTGCAATATTCAAAGTCGCAAATGACGCAATAATCGATTCGGTATCAATGACTATTATGTGCAGTGAAGACATGCGAGAACGTTTATTTTTTGAGGGTTGGATAAATTCTATTTACGGTTCTACTTCTTCTAACTACATTCAAGGCCTTGGTAATTATTCGGAAAATAGAAAGAACCGAGAAAAAGTATATAGAATGAAATATTACGACGACTATACCACATCTGTTTACGTGTCTTCTTTAACAAGAAAGGATCTGCAAGTAGGATATGAGGTAGAAATGTTTGACGCATATCCGATAAACATTGGACCTATTGATATGTCTGCAGGAACTGATGGTGAAGTTGCAACATTCACGGTTACGTTTACCATGAGAGATTGGCACGCAGTTGCAGCATCAACTATTAAATATTGGTCTCAAGATGGTGGAGAAAGTGAAGGACAAGATCTTCATGAATGGAACAGCCTAGAAGCAAAATGGGACGCTGCCCGAGCTGAAGAGCTGCTAAATCAGCAATTTGAGGCAGCTGATTGGGAAACCGATAAGCACGACTCCGCAATTGCAAACGATTATCGGATCGAAGTTTCGAGTGCGTTGGCAAAAGACTTAATTGCAGAGCACAAAGAAGCAAGGTCGAGGCATTTTAGTGATATCATAATGCCAGGAGATTTCTATAGAGATGAATCTGGTAGATATCAGACACACGAGGACGATGTGGCGAACGTTCAAGACTTTAATTCAAACGCAATGATAGTCCAGCAAAAAATATATCAAGTTGCTTCAAAGGTAGAGGCCGACACTGACAACTACGAGGCACGCAAAGCGTCTCGGGCAGCATTAAAAACAATGCAAGATATTACTGTTGCAACTCAGAATGGTGTGGAATATAATCCGGACGATTTCAATAGTAGGAAAATGAAGGGTTTGGTTAGTGTAAATCAAGGTATTTTGGATTTCGATAGCGATAGGGCCATGGTTATTCTGTCTGAAGAAACATTTGGCAGGGAAAATCTGAGCTCAGAGTTTCCACCAGACTCTAATAGCAGTATTTCTGAAAGCAAAATTGCTGTGGTCAGTGGTGTGGAATTTGATAAACGTTCATATAACCTACAAGTTATTAGTCTTGGCAAAGAGATTTTAAAGGATAATGCAAATAAATTAGATTTGGCAACACCAATAAACGATTCTATAGCATTTCCTATTGAGGCTCATAAAATAGACCACTACAAGAAAGAAAGTTATGATAATGCCGCTGCAGACGTTTCGTGGTATGAAGCACAAAAAACTAGTGATATTCAAGACAAAGAAATACAAAAAGAATACACTAAAGAACAAGACGCAGAAGCAGAAATTGCAATAAACAACGCATCGGACATTCAAATCAACATGGAAAAGAAGTATGATGAAAATGCTAGAAAGGTACAACTTGACCATTTTAGGGATTCCCAAATAATGGCACATGGGTATAAGATTGCAGATTCTGCAGCCTTAGCAAAAAACCTACTGGCAAAAGATGCCATGAAGGCAGAAGATGACCTCAGAGCAGAGACTATTGGAGGGATTGAATTTGATAATAAGATAGATTCTGCCCAGCAAGAGTTGGATCAAATAAACACATTCATAAATTGGCCTGACGATAATATGATGCACCCTTGGATGGTTCCTTGGCAACTTATAGATGGCGAAGATGGAGAATTAACAGACCCAGAAATAGATGTTAAAGGCACAGATAAAACAAATTTTGACTTCTTCTTGGATGGAATTTATGACAGAAGAAGAGTACTGGAAAATGAAATAATAAATGGATCAATCAATGGACCAGAAGGGAATGGTGTGACGTTTGATTTCACCAATACTCCTGGAGGAGATAATGGTCTTGGTCCTTTTAAAATCTTTGACTGATACTAATAAATAAAACTAATTAAATAATGATATAGGATGAAATAATATGTTACCGACGATTGATACACCGACTTATACGATGGAAGTTCCATCTACAAAAAAGAAAGTAAAATATAGACCATTTTTAGTAAAAGAAGAAAAGGTCCTAATGCATGCACTAGAAGGTGACGATGATGAGTTAGAAAGTGCTTTAATAGAGGCCACCAAAAAAATAATTACGATGTGTACATTTGGAGAAATTAAAACTTCAACATTGACTGATTTTGATATTGAATATTTATTTCTTAATATCAGGTCTAAAAGTAGGGGAGAAGAAATTAACCCAACGTTTTCTTGTACTAACGAAGTAAATGGAGTATTATGTGAAGAGGAAAATTCTGTAAAACTTATATTGGATGAAGTTAAAGTTCAATTTCCAGAGGAAGATTATAATAAGATTGTATTGACGGACACCGTTGGTATTCAATTTAAGTATATTAGTTCTGATATTCTTCATTCTCATGACAATTCTAAGGACGAAGTTGATAAAATGTTTAAAATTATTGTAGATTCTATTGATTTTATTTATGATGAAACCACAGTATATAAAGCATCAGAAACACCAAAAAAGGAATTGTTAGATTTTATTGATAATTTGACAGAAAAAAACTTTATTAAAGTGAAAAGTTTTTTTGAAAATCAACCACTTTTAAAACACTCGGTGGAGTATAAATGTTCTAAATGTGGACATACTGAAGATATAGATTTTGTGGGGTTGCATAGTTTTTTCGATTATGCATGAGTGAGGAAAGTTTAGTTAATCATTACAATACTAACTTCCAACTCATGCAACACCATAACTATTCTTTATCAGATTTAGATAATATGATTCCGTATGAACGGGAAATATATGTTACTTTGCTAGAACAATTTATTAAACAACAGAAAGAAGAGCAGGAATTACAAAATCAACAATAAGAGATAATTATGGCAACAGAATCTATTAATAATATAATTGGATCGGTGGCAATGCTAACCGGAATTGTTAAGGCCAATAAAGAACTTTTTAAAAAGTTTGATAAAGACCAACGGACAATTAACAAAGCAGATAAACTTCAACGTGCAGAAGCAGATGAAAAGGCGCGTGCAGAAAAGTTAGCTGATGCAAAGGAGTTTCTATCCAACCTTAATAGAAACGTATCTAAAGCAACAACAAAGTCCGATAAAAAACCAGCCGGTGGTTCGGAAGAAGAAGTAAGAAGAGATAAGTCTGATTCTAAGAACCACGAGACCACTGCAACTTCTTCTATAGAAATGCTCTCGGGAATGTCTGAGACATATAAACAAACTGAACGTCATCACGCAGAAAAAAGTGCCGCCTCAAGATTGCTAAACTTGCTACAAAGTAAGGCTGCAATTAAGCAAATATCAGACTCCAAATCACAAGAAAGAGCGTCCAAAGACATCAAACATATGTCGCATCAAAACTGGGCAGCAACCACTCAAGTAGCAAAAGAATTAGTAAGAATACATTCAGTATTAGTTGGTGATACTAAAGATCAAGCACGCAGTCGGTTAGGTAGAATGTCTAAGGAACGAGCTCAGTCTCTAGAGAAAGAAGCGAACCTAGACAATGATTTTGATACAAATAAAGATAATAGAAAAAAAGGATATTGGCTTCGCAAAAAGATGGGTCTCTCCACCCACAAGTTCACAGATTTAACTTCTTTTAATAAAGAACTAAATGCAGCAAAAAGTAAGAAAAAATGGGGTGATGAATTAAACAGTAAGGAGGAAGAGGTTATATCAATGGGACGTAGCATTGATAAAAATAGAAGGGGGGAGTCTCTTCGTATGTCTAGAAAAAATAAATACGTAATGGACGGAGATAACAGTAATTATTTGGGATTATCAGAAGAACAAAACCAAGAGGTCTCCCTTATTGCCGCGAATCAAGACCTATCTCCAGATAAAAGACATGAAAAAATTAATGAAGTATTGGAGGAGTTTGGTGTACCAGAATGGGACGATCTAAATAAATCTGAAATGAAACCACCACACGGAACATTACTTCAAGGACTACTAAAGGGAGTAGTGAATGGTGGAATGTTTGGTGGTGGAATGTTTGGAGGCGAGGATAAACCACTAGGGCAGATGAAAAGAGCACCAAAAGGTGGAATAGAGGTCGGTGGTAAATTTTTCGAGGGTGGACAGTTCCTACCAGGAAATCAATCAGGGACTCAATTTGCTCCAAACGGTGATTCTGGTACTGGAATGTTCAACATGTCAATGGGTGGTAATAGTTGTTGCGAGTCACTACTTTCTATTTCTCAAGATACTCACGGAATGTTTAAAATAATGAAACGTGACGAAAGACGTACTATTAAGACAAATAGAAGATTGTTAGAAGAGAAACACGACAAAACAAACCTTGGCGGCATGTTTGACAAATTCAAAAATAAGGGCAAACCAAATACAGGTTCGATGGTTAGCAGTGTGATGGGTGGTGTGACGAGTCTACTGAAAGATGCAGGAGTTGTTGTAGGTAGTGGTGCAACAATCACTGGTGCGATGCTTTGGAAAAGACTTAAAAAAATGATGAAGAAACCTAAATTCCTAACTAAAATGGGTGCTTGGTTAGCAAAAAGATTCGGTGCAGCGGGTATTGTAGCAATGTTTAGTGGACCAGTCGGATGGATTATAGGCGCATTGGCAATAGGGTATTCAATATACTCATTGTGGGAAATGCTTGATGAAATGGAAAAGGAGATTAAGGAAGAAATCGCAGCAGAAGACGAGGCAATTGCAGTAACGACTACTAAGAATGCGAATATCACAGCTGCATTATTAACAGATTATAGTGGAAACATGTCTAATCAAGTTGCTGTTAATGTTAGACCAGGCGGGTTTGGACCGTTCGGTCAACGGTTTGGTGGGTTCGGTGGTGGTGCCCGAGGTATAATGCCTACTGGTGGTGGAGGTAGAGGTTCTAGAACAGACTATGGACAAAGTGCTGGATTGCCTTCACCTGTCCAAAATATGATTAAGACGAAAGTCAATAATAAATTTCCTAGAAACGCAGATGGCACTCCTAATGGTGGAGCTCATGCAGGAAGATATCCTGGAGAAACTTACGGACAATCGATGAAAAGGATTGGTACAGCAGAACGTGAGTACAGATTGGATTTAATAAGCAAAAGCAAAAAAATCATGAAAAAGGAAGGTAAATCTGAATATTACAAACGAGTAAAGTCTTCCCTCAATCCAGATGGAACATACAAAACAGGAGGTGCTCCAGCTGCTACAGATCCTAAAGGTCAACTTGGATTGCCACTGAAGGGTGGAAGCATGAAAAAATCAGACAGTGGATTTAGTATTGGTAATGCTTTACTAGCATTATTAGGAATCGGTTCTGCACATGCGTATTGGAAAGATGGTGATAATATTGCAGACTCATTGGCGGGCAGAGGTGTAATTGGAGGTGGCGATACTCGTTGGGGAAATTCTGAAACAATGGGTTCACAAGAAACCCTTGATATGCAACTTCTTCAGTATATGAAAAAGAACAAAAGAGTTCCGACTGGTAAGAAAACGACAAGCGAAATGTTATTTACGAGTCCTATAAGTTATAGGGACAGAAATTATGGAATGATGCCACAGATGCCAGCAGATATGGCAAGGGCATTACAATATTCTAAAACTGATAATTATCAAATGATGAAAAACTCTTCACCGAAAGGAATGACTAAAGAAGTGTTTGATGAAATGCTTAGACTTTATAAAAATGTATGGATGCCGACAGAAAATCTATTAAAGAAAAAGTACGGAAAGCATGCAGATGGTACTTGGAACCTTGGTACTAAAAAACTTAGCAACCCTTACAATTTACAACAAAAAGGAATGTTACCAACAGGAA